GTCAACTGGCAGAGGTTATTAGACCACGTAGGCTCGAACATGGATTTAGTAAATGACAGCGCGTAAATTTATAACACCCTCGGACTTCGGGCCGTGGGTGCGGGATGAGCGGGAAAAGGTCGGCGTATCGCAACGCGAAGTCTGTCGGCGCGCTGGTCTGTCGCATGCTACGCTGACAGATGTCGGGCAAAAAACTGTCACGCTGTCCACGGTTCTGGCAGTTTGTCACGCGCTGGGGTTCGACGTGGTGGTGACAGAAAAAAACCCCGTTGCGTGAACAACGGGGCTTCGGGCTTCGGGGTGGTGATCGGTCGGTCAGGTCGGCGGCGCGTTTGATTTGATAAAGTCGGCGGCGGCGGCAAGCGTGGTGAAGTACGCAAGGTGTCCGGTCACGGTGCATGCCTTCCAACGGGCGGCGGTCCGGCGTGTCCGAAGAATGTGTCCGGCAAGGTTGCCATGTTTGAGCACGACAAGGGCGGCGGCTCCGTCTGGTTTGATCTCGAACATTATGCCGCCTTTCGGATTTGGAGGGCGGCGCGGATTTGCGCGATAGCATCTTCGGGCTTGGCGTTGGCGGGAAGTAGGATGTCGGCGTCTTCACGTTCTTTGTGTTCAAAATTGCCAATCGCAATGATGAAGGACGCGCCGACAATCTCACGCGCCCATGCAATGCCTCCGGCTCCGCTTGTCGAACCGAGAATTGAAATCCCGTCAGGTGAACCGTTCTTTCCGCTAAGCGCGCTTGGCAAGGTGCCGGCGTAGCATGTCGCATAAATGAACGCATCCTGTCCTTGCTGTCCGACAGCGGCGGCGTAAGCGGCGGCGGTCAAAGGGCGGGAAGGTTGGGCAAGTACTGCAATGAGGCTCTTTCTTTCGGTGCGCGATCCGTGGAATTGACCGCGCCAATCGCCGCGAATGGCGGCGAAGGTGCAGGGAAGGTCGGCGGTCTCGCAAGCCCAAAGAAGTGAGCAGGCAAGCGTTCCCACCCGCGCTTCGTAAGTGTCGTCGTCGCAACGAATTGACCACGCATAATCGGCAACGATTGCAATCGTTGGCGGATCGTTTTTGGCAACGGTGGTGAGACGTTTGAAAGGGCGGGTTTCTTGCGGATCGCGGCCTGTCATTCCGGCTTCGAGGGCGCGGGTGAAGGCGCGGCTATCAAGTCTGCCGCTATCCTGAAACGTGGTCCAATCGCGGCGGTAGGTCTGGAAGTCGTCGGCAAGTCCACGCGAAAGCTGTTCGGCGCGGTTGCGGGTTGCGGTTGGAATTGTTGCGCTTTGAGCGGCGGCGCGGTGGTTTTCATATTGTTGACCGCGCTTGCCGGATCGGAATTCTTCCGTTGGTGCATCGTTAAAAGTTGCGGCAAGGCTATAGTCGATTTCAACGATTGCTCTGCCGTCCGATAGTTTTTTGATTGGTGACACAAGGTTCATGATTTTTGCTTTCTGTCAGGGGTTGATTGCCTGGGGGATTTTCCCCAGGCGATTGGTTCAGGAAATCGCGGCAAGTTCGGAAGCCTCGAGGCGATCAAAAAATGCAAGTTTCGTTGCGCGGCTCCGTGATAGTCCGGCGCGGTCGATAAGGTCGGCGGCGGTGATCAAGCGGCGAAGGGAAACAAAACAGCGCAAGTTCTGTCCGTCGATTTTTGCGCGGATTTCTTTTGCCCAGTCGGCCAAGTAGTCGGCGGTTTCTTTCTGGTATCCATGCGCGATCAAGCGTTCGGCGTCATGCTCATAGGCGGTGGTGATGATTTCAACTCTGTCACGGTTCGCGCCGTCGAGGGCGTTGCGACCTTGGAACTGGCGGCTTGCGCCATTGCCGAGGGTGTTCATCGTGAGCACAAAAATCACATTCGCACGGCTTTCGATCTGTCTGCCAGTTTCTGGCAAGGTGATCCGGCGCGATCCGTTTTGCGCGGGTTCAAAAGCGGACTGGAACGCCATGGCGGCGCGTGGGTCGATGGCGTCCCACTCGTTCAAGAGGACAGCGGTTTTTCTGTCAGACGCGAAGGCGCGCGCAACTGGGCCGTCCTCGTATGTCACGGTGGTTGTTCCATTGTCGGCGGTCAACGTCTTGCGGCCTATCAGGTCGGCGGCTGTCGTGTCGGCGGTGCAATCTGCCTCAATCACCTGCCAGTCGTTTTGTTCAAGTAGTGCCTTTGCGCTTGTCGTCTTTCCGTTTCCTGATGGTCCTGTCAGTGCAACGATTTTGCCAAGTGATACCATTGTTAAAAATTGCTTTGACCATGTCGGCGGGATAAATCCGGCGGTCGTCTGTCCGGCGGAGACTGTCAGGGCGGGGGCGGTCTTTCTGTCACGTTCTTTCAAGTATTCGTCGCGATATGTTATCGCGCTATCAAGCAACGATGAGAACACGCGCCCGTGACCGATAGCGGCGGCAACATTATCGAGTTGCGTGATTGTCGCATGATCGAAGCCTGTCAGGGGCGGCAAGCTGTCAGATGTCGGCGCGGCGGTGTCGGCGGTGAGGTCGAGGGTGAGGGCGGGGGCGGTGTCTGTCATGTCGGCGGTCTTTCTGGTGAGGTGAGCGATTGTCGATGGTATGTCGATGTTCAGGGCTTCGGCGGCGCGAATGCATCCGGCGGTGCCAAGGGCGGAGGCGTCGATCCCTTGCGCTTGGCGGTATGCTTTCCAGTCGGGGTGAGACTGGATTGCGGCGCGGACTGCGGCGCGTTCGGTAATGCTTAGAGTAATCATCGGGGTTGCCCTTTCTGGTGGCGGTGGTGGTTGGTAGTGAAACTATCATGCGGTCCTGACGCTAGGTAATGTCAATCCCCTTTGACACTAGGTGCGACGATATGCCGCACCCTGTCGCACCCTGTCCGGTAACGGGGCGCGGCGGAAAATGCCCGGCGTTTTTTATTTTTGCGCGGCGCGATCTGTCACGCTGTCAGGCGCGATCTGTCAGGCGCGATCTGTCAGGCGCGATCTGTCAGGCTATCGCGCGCCCGCGCGCGCCCGTGACCGCGCCCGCCCGAACGGGTCCCTTGGCCGAAAACCGGATTGCCTTCAACCTTCGATCTCCGACCTCCGACCCCCTGCTGCGACCCCCGCCGCGCGCACACACACGTATATTACGATTTTGCACATACGATTATCATTTTGTAAAATATCCAAAAACCGGCCCCTATTGGAAACGCGCCTCCTTGCACCGACCCCCCTTTTCATATAAAAGAGGTCGGGAGTCCCAGTACCCCCCTATACTATAAAAATTTCAGGAATTCTGGCATGGCCAAAAAGGAAGTCAGAGATCCCTCATCTCACCGCACACCTTCGCAGGTCCGGAAGATGATCCGTGGGTATGACGCTGAACCAGAGAACGTGAAGAAACGTACACTTAGAAATCAGGCCCGTGCAAAATTTAAGAAGGCGGGCTTGGTGCAAAAGGGCGACGGAAAAGATATAGACCACATCAAGCCCATGCGCTCGGGCGGCAGCAACACTCCGGGTAATCTCCGTGTCATGCCCCGCTCGGTAAATCGCGGGTGGAACAAGAAGAAATGACCTCGTATTATTACCGCCCGGTAAATCGCGGGCGGATTAAAGAGGAATAACCTCCGTCCTCTGACATTGGAGACAACGATTGTTAAAAGCACCGAGTGCTATTCCGGACGATGCTTTGAAGAAGTACGCCCAGTTGATGAGCCGTGCTGCCAAATTGGAACTTCAGAAGAAGGCGAAGGATAACTTCCTTGAGTTTGTAAAACAGATGTGGCCCGGTTTCATCACCGGGCGGCATCACAAGATTGTTGCGGAAAAGCTGGAGCGTGTTGCGAGGGGGGAGTTGAAACGTCTGATTATCAACATGCCCCCGAGACATACGAAGTCCGAGTTTGCCAGCTTTTTGTTTCCGGCGTGGATGATCGGTAGGCGGCCTGATCTCAAGATTATGCAAGCGACCCATACTGCGGATCTTTCTGTCAGGTTTGGACGGAAGGTGAAGAACCTTATGGAGATGCCGGATTACCAAGGCATCTTTGATGTCAAGTTAAGGTCTGACAGTAAGGCTGCGTATCGGTGGGAGACGGACGATGGTGGGGAGTATTATGCGGCTGGTGTTGGCGGGTCGATTGCGGGTCGCGGGGCTGATCTTTTCATCGTGGATGATCCGCACTCTGAGCAGGATGCGATGTCACCTACTGCTCTTGAAAATGCGTGGGACTGGTACACATCGGGTCCACGACAGCGTCTTCAGCCGGGTGGTGCGATTATTCTGGTAATGACCCGCTGGGGTGAGAAGGATTTGACAGCACGTTTGTTAAAGCAGTCGGCGATGGACCCGAAGGCTGATCAGTGGGAGGTGGTCGAATTTCCTGCGATCTTGGACAGCGGCAAGGCTTTGTGGCCCGAGTACTGGAGTTTGGAAGAACTTGAGAAGATTAAGGCTTCGATCCCGTTACAGCAATGGAATGCACAGTACCTTCAACAACCGTCCTCCGACGGTTCGTCCATTATCAAGCGTGAGTGGTGGCGGCCTTGGGAGCATGAGAAGATCCCTCGTTTGCATTATGTCATGCAGTCTTACGACACGGCGTACTTGAAGACGCAGACGGCTGACTTTACAGCGATCCATACGTGGGGTGTGTTTTACCCGAAGGAGGACAGCCCTCCAAACGTGATCCTGATGGATGCGAAGAAGGGTCGGTGGGAGTTTCCTGATCTGAAGAGGATTGCGTATGAGGAGTACAAGTACTGGGAGCCGGAGGTAATCCTTGTGGAAGCGAAGGCTGCGGGTATGCCGTTGACACAGGAATTGCGAGCGTCTGGTATCCCTGTTGTAAATTTCACGCCAAGTCGCGGCAACGATAAATTTAGCCGAATGAATTCTGTCGCGCCTCTGTTCGAGGCAGGATTAGTGTGGTATCCTGAAACAAGCTGGGCGGAAGAAGTCATCGAAGAGATGGCTACTTTTCCATTTGGCGAGCATGATGACCATTGCGATGCGGCGACACAGGCGTTAATGCGTTTCAGGCAAGGCGGCTTTCTTTCACATCCCGATGATTACGAGACGGTGAGGGAAGAGCGGGTTGGGAAAAGGGTTTATTACTGATGTCTATGCAGCCATATAACAATATCGGTACACCTCTTGGTGGTCCAGTTGACGATATGATGGACGACGAGGACATTGATGGCCTTCCCGAGATTGACGATGAAGTCGGTTTTGAAGAAGAAGAAGAGGCCGAGGTCGAAGAGATTGAGTTCCAAGCAAATCTGGCAGAGGTCCTTGACGAGAAGGTCATGAAGACGATTGCCTTGGATCTGGTAGACTTGATTGAAAATGACGACAGCAGCCGCGAAGAGTGGAAGAAGGTCTATGAAGAAGGGATGGTCCTCCTTGGTCTGACCTTTGAGGAGCGTTCGGAACCTTTTGAAGGTGCTTCCGGCGTGACCCATCCTATTCTGAATGAGGCTGTGACACAGTTCCAAGCACAGTCGTACAAGGAACTCCTGCCACCGGGCGGCCCTGCGAGGGCGGCGATCATTGGAAAGGTGACACCGGAGCGTGAAGCACAGGCGGAGCGCGTAAAGGCGTACATGAATTACCAGATCACTCAGGTCATGGAAGAGTATGACCCTGACTTTGATCAGATGCTGTTCTATGTTGGATACGGCGGCAGCACCTTTAAGAAGGTGTATTACGACACCTCTCTGG